AGCCACAACTTTAACATTAGCCAAATCAAAACCAGCTGCTTGATTTAAAGGAAGCCCTGTAATCAAAGTTGCAATAGCTGTTTTAGCAGCTCGAACAAAAGTGTCTTTCCAACCTAAAGGTGTAGCAAGATTTTTTATAGTATCAGTCATATTATTTACCAAACGCTTTCTTAACACCCTCAAAAATACTATCTATTCTAGAATCACAATCCACATTCCCAACCTGAGCAGGTTTAAAATCGTGAATAAATTGTTCTAACGTACCACCAACATGACGATAATCATAATTGACCCCAGGTACAGAACCACCCCTATATGCCATATGAAGCTCAATAACTTCTTCTTTAGTTAAACCCTCTTTAGACATGTTACCTCCGTCTTGTTGTAAGTCTACCACCCATAAATCTTTATCGTCATAAGGCTGTTTGGATTGACCATCGCGACCTACGCCAACAGAAACATGAATATGTTTATCGTGTCTATAGCCACTATATTTACGCCAAGCCCAATTGTCTCTAGCTGAACATATACGATCTTTAGAAATAATATATTTAAGATCAGGATGTCGGTTCACTCTCATTATTTCTGCAAGATCATGCGCACTAAAATTATCGCTAAGATCATTATCAATATCCATAGCGCAAACAACACCCTGAGCATTAAGATTGTGATCCGATGCTGTATGTGAATGTGAAGTATCACCTATAGTACCATCAGAAGTTTTATCTCTACCAGGATAAGCTTCGTTAAGTTGCTTACGTAAAGTTTCTAAAGAATATGCGAGTCGCCAGCCCATAAATGCTCCCAATTATTAAACAATATTTTCTTTCATATAAATATCAAGCTTATCTAATTGTTCCTGAGTAAGACTTTTTTCTTCATAACTTTCTTGATAAGTCACAGTTAACTCACCAGACTCACTTATCGATTCAACAGGAATAGTCCCACCTTCTAACCAAGAAGTCTCGCATAATACTTGCTTTAATACTCCACCCATAGTAGTAACAGTTAAAGGAAAATTCTCACCAATAAGCGTATATATTTCTTTAATATAATCATCGGCACTATTAATCTTATTATCTCCAAACTCTAAAGTCGACATACTATTAATCCCTTCCCAAAACTATGACTTGTGAACCTATAGCAAAGTCTCCAGCTCCCACATTAAAAACATCTGCGCGAGTAATTTGCGAAACTAGATTAGCCCACTTAACCCAACTAAAAGCTTCCGAAGGAGCAGCAGCAGCACTATCACTATAAATACTACTTCTCCCTATAGCTATTTTTGCTATAGAAGTATTGTTATTTATATCTAATACTGCATAATTATTAAAAGCACCAGTTGAAGAAAAAACGCCAGATGAAGTAGAAACAGTAGTTGTTTGCGCTGCGTTATCAGCCTCAAATCTATACGCATAATTATTTCCTGTATCATTATTAAATCGAATACCAACATTTAAAGCACCAGAAGGTATAAGTAATATATGTATTTGTAAGTATTTCCTTGCAGCAAAACCAGCAACCGAGATACTATCTGCTGTACTAGATAATGTAGTACGGCCTAATTCTTCCCATTGTGCTTGGCGTCTCCAAGCTGACCCATCATAAATATAGAAAGCATCAGTATCTTCTTGATATACAGTCAAACCTTCAAAGCCTGTTAAAGCAGTACGAGCAGCATCATTAGCAACTGATAAATCAACCTTAGTAGGCGTTATAGATTGAGCAGCCATCAAAGTACCATTAACAATATCCGAAAGAAAAGCTGTCTTAGTGATCTTTTTAGTTGTTGTAGCAGACACATCCAAAATTGGGAGTGTATCGCCTGAGTCTGCAGAAGCAAGAGCGGTTAGGTTAGAAATTCTAGTCATATTTTAATCCTTAATAGTTTAAGTATATCAGAGTGGAGCATTAGGGTTGTTTTCCTGAGCAAGCTCATCAAGGTTACGTTTAATATCTTCAATACGTTTAGCAACAGGAGGAAGAATACGATCAAGCTCAAGATCGACAGTATCAACTCTATAATCAATCCCGACAATTTGTAGTTCGATATTCTCGTCAATATATTCACCAAAATTAGTAAATCCTACAATCTCACCTAACGCTATAGATTCTATAGGGTCATAATGATCTCCAGTAACAGTAGTAGTACCAACAAAACTAGGGTTTGTATATCTTTCTATTTCAGCATCAGCAATAATTTCTGCAGTTGACTGAACAACAACACGCTGGTCTGAAAGTTTTGTTATACCTGTACGCCAAGCAGCCTGAGAAGCAGCATCATCCCTAACAACTAAAAGTGCAGGTTCGCCACCACCAGTAAAATATACTTTATTAGCTATATGAGCTATCGATTTACGAAAGTTAGCAACAAAAACATCTGTAAGTTTAGTAAACCAACGGCTACGCGTAGCAGGACGAGGCTTCAAACTATAAAGATTATCCCCAGGATTATACGTCCAATACCAATCCCCAGGACACAACTTTAATACTTGATCTAAACACTCAGCAATAGTATTCAAATTGAAAGTATAAGAAACAGTAGTGCCAGTAAGTTCGATAGAAGTTGAATCGTAATGTATTCTTGCACCTTGAGTTATCGCATAATCAATAACAGCTTTAGCAATATTAGAAGGGTCATAAGAATTATAAGTAACCTTAGTGTTTGCTCCGTCCATCAAAATAATATTGTTTAACTCGACACTATGAGAAAGCAAACTTGCTTTCAGAGTGTCGCTGCCGCCAATATCTATATTCCAGTCAGAAACATACCCAGTAAAAATAGTTAGCCCGTCAGGAAGCCCGTCAGGTATCTCTAACGGCTTATCAGACTCGTCAGTAATCGGAACATCAGCCTCGTCATCTAACGTATCGTAAGTACCGTAATGGGTTATAACTTCAATATTATAATTAAGATCAAGATCAGTTCCAACACCTAAACCTACTTCCGCTATCAAGTCTATAAGAAGCGGAGCATCAGACTCGTCAGTAATAGCAACATCAGCCTCAGTATCTAAAGTGTCAGTAAGAGTTTTAGAAGTAAGCTCGTTCCTAGCGAACTCGACATCCATCGAAGATAATGCATTATTGATCTGACGTTTAAAAGTAGGCTCAGAAATAACATCAGTCCACTCACCAATATAATCGTCGTCAGCCGAGTAGACAATATAACGTACAGTCTTTTGAGTCATTACAAATAACGTCTTTCACTCGTAGCAGTAACAGCCAAAGTCCTAGTAGTTGCAGTATCCTCATAATGAACTACGCCGGCACCAGTAGGCCAGTAAGGAAACTGCCCAGAAGACTTAACAAGAATACCGTTAATAAAAACCCTATTATTTTCACAATCAACAGTAACTATATCTCCAGCAGCAAACGTAGCTGTAATATCTAAATATTGGCTATTAGAAGTATTAGCAATAGTCATCGTAACATCCGACACTGTAGGGTTAATCGCTGTAACAGTAATCGTAATGACAGGCTGGCCATCCATAGTCCCATTAACAGTAATATTCGTATCAGAAGTGGCAGTCGTAATCGCCGTAGCGTTCATCCAAGTATCAGTAACCCCATCTGTAGCAAACGGAGATTCACATTCGAACTCTATAGAATACGGACCAAAAGAAATATTCTCTTGAGCAATAGGAACAATAACATTCTTTGCAGTACAAACCCACTCGCGATAGCCAGTACTATAATCACGTCGTAGCGCACCGCTCTCCCTGCGTAACCAATTTTTTAGAAGGTCAGTCTGATCTTGCAACTCCACTTGAGTAGTGCAAACAATCATTCCTGATACAACAATATTTTTTGCATCGTACTTCTCGAAAACTCTCTTTGAGCCATGCGCACGAGCGAGCTGCAACATAGTAGTAATCTTCGCAGGACTAGACTCAGTATCGCATTTGTTGACTCTAAAGAATCCGCTATTCAATTCAAAACTATCAAAAGCTATACTTGTCATGTTGGTACTCCCATCGAAGCAAGCTCCCCATCTCTGTCTACTCTTTCAAAGAACCTGTCTACAGATTCTTGAGTAGACAAAATTATATTTCCGTACATGTTGAAACCACCATCACTTTTCGTACCCATCGCTTGAGACATAAGCGCAGCAGTACGCTTAGCATCAATAATTTGTCCGCTAGTAGAAGGCACAAATATTTCTGGACCTTTCTCCCCGACAAGACCTCCAACGCCGCCTTCTGTCCAACCGCCAGCAGCATTGGTTTTTTGACCCATAGAAGGAGGAATATAAGTACCATTTTTTACTTGTTTTTGAATCGTTGCCCTATTTTTAGCTTGTTGCTCATCTCCAACATTTAAGATATTTTTCTTTTCTTTTTCTTTAATGCCAGCTAACTCTAATAGCTTATCTATTGCTTTTTGAATCCAATCGACCACACCACCTACAGCTTCCGTAATCCAACCTACAACTGTAGAAATTTTATTCCATATCCAATCCCACGCTTTAACAATAGCCCCGTATAAAGTATCCCAGATCGGTATAAGAATATTGTTTATAAACCAAACTATGCCATCCCAAATAGGTTTAATAATATTTTCCCAAGCCCAACTGATCGCAGCAGATATTTTATCCCATACCCACGAAATAGTATTCCATAGAACTCGAAATATTGGCATCAAAACATTAGTAATAACCCAAACGAGAGCGTCCCAAATAGGTTTAATAACATTACCCCAAGCCCACGAAATAATAGTAGAAATACCTGTCCATACTCCTTGTAAGAACCCCCAAAGGAATTGAAAAGTAGGTACAAGAAAGTCGGTTATAAACGCTACGATAGCATTCCAGATAGGCTTGATAACATTATTCCAAGCCCACATTACAACAGCAACAATACCACGCCATACAGCATCTACAATGTTACGGAAAGTTTCAAACTTAAAATATGCGTAAACTAAACCTGCTATCAGTAATGCTATCGCTGCAATAATTAAACCCACAGGAGAAAGCACTGCTCCCATTACAGTAGCGAGAGTACCAATAACACTAACAAGAGGACCAAGAACTGCAAGAGCAATACCAATATACACTATCCATTTTTGTTGACTTTTCGATAGCTTTCCAAACCAATCAAGAATTTTAGTACCAACTTCTAAGATTTTATTAAATATAGGCGCAAGTTTACCGCCAAGTTGCGCTGATAATTCTTTTGTTTTTTCTTTAGCAGTACGCGTTTTATTAGCGAGGCTATCGGATGTACGAGCAAAGTCGCCTTGTGCATTTGCAGTTTTTTCCATAACAAAGTTATAACGCAACTGGACTTTTTCGGCTTGGGTCATATCTCTAATCTTTTGGGTAATACCCTTAGAGGCAGCAAATTCTTGAAGGTTCGTTTCAGTCATAACAACACCAAGACTTTTAAGTGCTTCCGTCTCACCAGTATAAATACCAGCCAATGCAGTCTGCGCACGTTCTATAGACACGTTCTTAAATGAAGCCATATCAGCACCTAGCTGTGTTAGCCCCATCGACATCTTCGCTGCTTGTTCTTGGTTCTGCCCCATACCAGTACCCATATCGCCAAACAATGCAGCAGCGTCAAGAGCGGACTGTTGAGCAAGACCCATCTTCTTAATAGAAGTCTCAGACCATTTCTTTACAGAATCAGAACTAGAGCCAAAACTAACCTCAACTTTATTGATAGTTTCCTCAAGATCTGAGAAAGCTTTAATGGAAAGACCAGCACCAGCCAGGATAGGCAACGTCATATATTTAGTCATTTTTGTGCCGACAGTTTTCATTTTCTCGCCAGCAACATCAAGCTTCTCACTCATAGAAGTAAAATTCTTTTGAGTTTTATCTATCTGAGCGTTAGCCTCATCAAAAGCTTTTTGCGCTTTATTATGCGCCTCAATAATAATTTTTAGCTTTTCTTCGTCACCCATACGCCTATACTACCACGAGATCACTATTTATTTTTACGATTCTCATACTCGGCTTCGATCTTAAGTTTGATTTTATAGCGTTCTATAAACCAAGTAGGTTGCTCAACATATTCAGTATAAGTACAACCCATAGCTGCACACAAAAGAACTATAGGAAACTGCTCATCGGCTATACGCCCTCGACCACTATCTAAGGCTCTATAGTATTGATCTTCGAGGGTTTTTCTTTTTTTTCGTCAAGCTCACCATCAACAATCTTTTGTGTGCGCTCGGCAATAAATTCGAAGTCTTTAGCTCGCATATCTAAAACAGTATCAAGAATATTTTCTTCACTACCGTCAACACTTACCACGACTGCTTCGATACGAGCATTTTCTTGACCAGCGAGCATAGTATCGTTCATTACAGGTTTAAGATTCTTACCTTCACCCTCAGTAGTTATACTGTTGAACATCGCCCCGTCTATTTTTTGTTTCTCGCGTCCGTTAATCCAAGCTTTCAAAACAACTTTATGTTTTTTTACTGGCGTAGTTACCTTTATAGTTTCCCTATTATCCGACATAATTACCTTTCTTAAAAGTTAATTAATAGCTTACTACTGTATTTGTTAATCTTGCGGAAATGCCAGCACCATCAGCGATACTATATACACCTTCGAAGTTTAATGTTTGAGCAAGAGGGTCATTAGAACTCCAGTTACGTTCGTAACTATCAAACACAACATCGTTCAAATCGATATAAAATTCTGGGTTATGAGAGCCGGAACTACCAATGATAGTTGCAGCGTCAGTCATGCGGATACGCATAGCTTTATGAGTATTAGCCATAACAATATCTCTATGAGTTGTGTCTTCGAAATATAGTTCTACAGAACCAGTCACATTGAATTGTTTGTTAATAATATCTGTAGGCTCATTAGACCCAATATTATATATAGCTTCTGCGTTCTTTTTAACATCTAATTTGAAGTTTGTAATATTGATAGCACTCGCAGCACCCAAGCCAGCAGCCGTAGTAGCAGTCTTGAACGAACAATGGCTAGGAAGAAATTCTATTTCGTTAGTGAAAGCTGGAGTGTGTGAAGCACTAGCAGACTTTTTAGAAATAAGAGACACTGTACGTTTAACATAATCGTCAACCGCTACCTCTAAACTCCAAGAGTCAATAGTCCCAAAAGGAAAAGATATTTCTTGAACTGCATCGTTATAGCCAATAGTTAAAGCTTTATGATCGTTACTATTTAACAAAGCATAAGTGTGGTCATATACTCCTGTAGTTGTACGTTGTGCAGAACTAGGAGACTGCCCGAATAATGCTACAAGTTCAGCACCAAGACTATTAAGAAACAGCTTGCCGTCATAATCGCCTTCAGCCCAAAGCTTAGTAATATCAGCATCGTTAAATTCGAAGATTTGACCCATCGCAGAATCGTTTTTTACAAGCTCGATCTTGTCATCAAACGAATACCCCTGTACAGGAATCCAATATGCAGCAGCAACAGGTGTACCTTTAGTCGATTCGATACCGATACCTAAAGCACCAGTACGTCCTATAATTTTAGCCATTATGACTCCTTATTTTCTTTCAAAGTTTGTTTGTAAAGCTCGGTTGCTTCTTCAAGATTTTTAGCTCGCACTACTATACCAGCTTGGGTGAAGTTATATATTTCGCCTTCTTCTTTTGCTGGTGTATCTTTTTTTGGTGTATCTTTTTCTGTCATAACAACTCCTATGGTTACATCATACAACAATTTTGTTAATAGAGATTTGGTTTCGGCTGGGTGAGTTCTATGTTAAACCTTAAGATGCCTTCTACAGAGAAAATGTTAGAACCTCTTTTTTCCCACCCTAAACCATAATCAATTCTTAAACCTTCGTCTCTAATAGAGATAAATAGGTTATCTGCGAGCTTCTGATTATCGCGCAAAGCATAAGATAGCGTATTGGCTTTGATACTAAAATCTGGATTGCGTTCCTCAATAAGTTTATATAGACCTGTTGTGCCCCTAACAAGGTCGAAAGATTGATCTAAGTCTTGAGTCCAATCGTAAATAATAGCCATAACAATACTTGAAACGTGAACGTCTTGCATCGTACCGTCGGATTGAATAACAGTACCCTGTTTGGCTATTGACACTACAGGAAGTTCGCTACGATTAGGAGCAAGAACATCGCCATAAACATAATGCCCTTGTAACTCGGTTGGTCCTTCTGCTTCAAGCATAACAATTAAAGCTTCTAATATCGGGTCATAATATTCTTCGAGTGCCATGCTTAGATGTTACTACGTTTTTTCCTTTGGTACTCTCTGCTTCGTTCATTTCCGCATGTTCTGCAATACCTAGATCGACCAAACTGCATTACATTCCTTCCAATATAAGCATGCCCTTTAGGACAATGAGTTTTGGCACTTTGTCTACCCCCAGTTATTTGTCCTGCTTCACCACGTCGAGTATTTTCTCCATGCTCAACAACTTCTAAATGTGATGGATTGACACAAATTTTATTACGACATAAATGATCTATTACTAAATTTTCTGGTATATCGTCAATAAATAAAGAGTATGAAAATCTATGCGCAAGCCACTGTTTACCATCTATTTGAAATCTTCCATAACCAGAACTACCTGTAGAACCCTTCCATTCCCAGCACTCTTTAAATATGATATTTTTATAAAATCTTCTTGTAATTTCCATAGTCATATTATAAACTATTGAAACAGAATTGTAAAGTATTATCTAAGGGAATTTCTCATGTGCTCCTGGAAAGCTTTCACAATGAAAAGCTTACGAATCTCATCCAACTTTAACATTATACGACGAGGAAGCTGGCTACTACGCGGAGCATTAGATTGATGATACTTAAATACTTCCGAAGTATTACCTATAGCTACATAATCGAACCCTAAGTCTTGATCAAAAGCCCTGCGCATCTTACCTGTCTTTTCTAGAATAGGCCAAGGATTATTGTCTTTACGTGGTTTCCATCTAGCCCCAAACAAAGCTCCCCTTGAAGCAAAGTTAGCGTCAGCAGAGATACGTACTTCGCGACCGATCTTAAATAACGGTTGTTTGAAGCTTCCTATGTTTTGTGGTATTGCAATTAGTCTACGGCTTAACTCTTTATCGCCTTCAAGTGTTGCATTCAGAGTTATCATTGTTCGTCTCGCATAAAAAATTCTGTACTGCCAACAGACTCGTTGTAATCTGTAAGATCAGTATTACGGTAGAACAGGTTTCCGTCGCTTCTCGAGCTAACTGTTACGCGAACAGATGAACCACTAGCAGTAGATACTTCATCTAGATATTCTGCCAGCATGTCTTTAGCTATTGTTAAACGTTTATAGCCATCTTTAGAACTATTTTCTGTATCAGTATTAAACCCTTGATCTTTAATTAGTATCCATGCAGCAGCATAATTTCTTACAATAGTTTTAATCTCATCAGGAATAGTCGTGTCAGTCCAAACAGTATAATCAATAATGCCTGATAGTTTTCTTTGAACCCAACTGATAGCTTCGTTACGATATTTAGTGACAGCAGCATCAGAAAGTAAACTATAAGCATAAGAGATTTTTATTACACTTGCAGTTACAGGCGCAGCAGTAAGAGTAATAACCCCAGTAGTAGTATCGACACTAGCCACGCTCACAGCTACATTATCATCATAGACAATTACATCTCCGCTCACGCCCACGTCAATAGTATCGTTATAATTCCTATCAACAATATAAGTACGACCTACAGTAAAAATAGTATTAGAGCCATTCACAAGCCCACTAGGGTTTTCTAATCTTACAAGGTGTTGTTGCCCAGATTCTTCACGAATGTCTTGTAAAGACGAATAATCGAGGTCTACAGCTAAAGCCATGACTACCTAGCTTCTACTATAGCTTGAGCAACCTCTGACTTGTTGTTAAATCCTTCAGGATTGAGACCAGCTTCTATAGCGATAGTATCTAATTCTTCTCTACTATAATTTTTTTTTAAATCTTTTAACGAAGGTATTTTCGTACTGTTGTCAGCATCTTTTTTTTCTTGTGCAACAGATTTATCCTCAACAACTTGAGTCGTATCAACAATGGTTTCTGTTCCGTCAATACTTCCACTTGATGATATTGTTTTGCCCTTTTTAACATTTCCGCTTGAGTTCTTTTTGCTTGAATCTGTCGAATCCGATACTGTGAATCTCCAATCATTAACAAACACCCTCACTTCCTCATCTGATAACTCTAAAACCTTAGGAACTTTAACCTCGAACTCTTGACCACCACGAAACATAGTAGTTCTAGCTCCCTCAACAAGCGACGGTATTAACTCTATTTTATATTCTGTCATAATAATTCCTTTAATAATAAAAAAGGGAAGCAATTTTACTTGCCTCCCTTTCACCCTGCCCGTTTAAGCAACGATTGAAGCAACCGCTTTTTGGTAGAGACCGTAACCTGCGTTACCTCTCCACAAACAACCGTAATAGTTTTTACGACGCATGAAGTTTCCTGATGAGCCTTCTTCTAAAGCACTAAGAGGATTAAATTCGCGTTCTTGAACTATAAATGGTTTGATAGTTCCAGCTGTATTTAACAAATACCAGTTATTAGTATCTGTTAGCCAGTTTGAAACTAAGATTCTTGCTTGTCCTTGATAGATGTTTGTAGCACCAGAAGCACCAATTTGAGCTTCTAGAATTGTTGCTGCAGTAGATTCTAACGCTGGTGGAACCACTAACAACAAATCCATATTGTTATTGAATGTAGGTCGACCTGCATCATCTTGCATAGTGCGCAACATGCCTCTAGCTGTATTAAATGCAGCGGCATCTAAAGCAGTAGTTATCTTATTACTTTGAGTTGTACCAAGTTCACCAATAGGGTGGTCAGTATCAAAGAAATATTGTCCATCGTAACAAAGAGTAGAATCGCCAGCTGGGATCAAAGTTTGAAACAAAAGTTCATCAGGGAAAGTTTTAAGACTTTCACCAATAGCTTTTGCTTGTAAACCATATTGTCCTGTTTGGTCATCCATAATGTCAGAAACATCAACTTCAATAGAAGCTTCATATTCTTTATTAACAAGAGAGTAGCTGTATTCAGAAAGTTTCTTAGGAATACGCTCACCCTTCATTTCTCGCATACGAGGATTAGTCCCTAGCCACGCGTAGGTTTCACTACGAGCAGAACTAGATATTTTTGTAGCGACTTTATCCCAATTAGTTTGAGCAGCTGAATAGCCCTCATAAAAATTAGTTAGTAAGCCCTTTGCTAAAAGTGTACTTATAGCCATTGTCTTATACCTTTCTTACGCTCTGTCGCGAATGTCAACGCGTACTTTAGTTGCTGAAACAAATTCGAGGATACGACCAACGAGAACATCGTTAGTAGTAACACCGACTAGGTCAACAGTTTGATTGTCTGTAACGTAAACAAGTGTGTTCACATCTGCGATAGTTGCAGTTCCTGCAAAAACGAAAGTGAATACGCCTGTACGCCTAACCTTGATTGATAAATCTCCAACTGAACCTGCTGAGTTGTCAACAGTTTCATCTGCGACTCCAACTACAACACCACCGGCTGTATCTGTAGCGTTAACTGCATAACCTGCAGCGTTCACCATTACCAATGCGCCTTCAGGAATTTTTTCTGCACCTTGTTTGAAGGATTGAATTAGTCCATCTGCGCGGTCAGTACTTTTTTTTGCAACTGTAATAGCTGTCATGTCTTAACCTTTCGATCTATTTACTTAGTGAAGCGAGTGCTTCGCGGAACTCTGGAAATTTCTCTGCCAGTTCGTCCATTGTTTGTGGGTCTGCTCCAACGGCTTTGAATCCCGCTGCTTCAGCTTCACTCAAAACTTCAGATGGTTTTTTGCCATCTTCTGTTTGATCTTCTTCGGTTACAGTCTCATATTCTTTGCTGCTTCCCGATTCGTCTGTAGAGAACTGTTGAGTGTTTGTTCTCAAAATGTCTAATACTACAGTCGCTAAATCTATTTTCTTGCCACCATCTGTTGAAAGTTCCACGCCTTGTGAAAGTTTCGCTAACGCCATAATCTTGTCTTTTTGAGCAGGGATAACCTTGCCCTCGTGGAGTAGATCGTCAAATGCTTTAGATAGTTTAAGTTCAGAGTTTTCTAATCTGATACGTGATAGTTCTGTAGCTTCATCTTCTTCTGGAGATTCTTCTTCCGTAACTTCTTCTGTTGTTTCAGTTGTTTCTTCCTCAACCACTTCTTCTGTAGGTTCTACAGGTTGTTCAGGTGTAACTTCCTCAACATCTTCACTTAAATTTGTTTCAGTTCCCATTGCGGATAACTCCTTCATTTTGTTTCTTGATAACATGATAACATTATTTCCAGCTAAAGACATGCTGTTAGGATTTAACGATTTTGATAGGCTCGCTTCGATCTTTTCGAACCCTTTCATGCCTATAAGGTAAGGATTGTTTACTAGAGCGACATGTAAAAGAGTCGCACCATAATGTTTGTTGTCGTCAGTTCTAACATGATCCCATTCGAAAGATATTGATACATCGAAGATGATACCTTTATCTAAGTCTTGGATAGTTTTATCTTCAAGAATTTCTAGTTCACCATATAGCCCATCGCCAGGGATAGACTCCACAGACAGAACACGTCCTCTGTTTGCCTCAACATCATTAGAATGATTAGCAGGAACGGGTACTGTAGTGCCAAGAGTATTATCATTAAAGTTCTTTACAATAGACTCACCCCACGCCTCATCCAAAGTCATTATCGGATTATCAGAAAAGAAAGGATAGTCAGGGTTGACCCATTCTCCATATTTCGCGAGCTGTTTGCGATATGTTGAGCCTTTGAAAGTTGCTTGTTTAGTATCTTCTGTTGCGAATTGCATCAGGTTACTTATAGTTGCATGCATTATGTCTCCTTGTTTTCTATGATACATCAAATTTATGAAGATAATTTATCTTTAATAAGCAGGTTAGGTAGTGTTTGTTCATCTGATAGGTCGCTAATATTTGTGTTGATAAGAGTGAAATCGTCATCAAGTTTTGTTTGAACAGCGTTAGCTATATCTGTCACGTCGGAAGGTGTAACTCCTGAACCTGTAGCAAAAGGCACAACATGATTAGGAGCTAAAAACAATGTACCCCCAGTATCATCCACAAGATCAATCGCATTACCTGTAGTCATATCAACAATATAACCGCCCGATAGTACTACAGGCTCAGAAGGAGAAGAAGTATTTTTTATCAATCGGCCATCTACACGATAGTTTGCTTGGTCTACAGCAAAAATAGTTTGACCTAAATCTCTAATACCTTCTTCTGTAAATAAAGTGTACATCGCGCAAGCATACAGTTCAGCACAAGTTTTTGATGCTTCAAGCTCAAAAAGTTCATCGACATCGTTAATAACAATATCGGTCACTGTAGAGCCATCTATTGCGTTTGCTAAATATACTGTGTCATTTTCAGGGTTTAACCTCACCGAGATTACAGGGTCGTCGTTTGTTGCTGTACCTATAATTTGATCGTAAAATAGTTTCGCACCAGTCGCACCATCAATGTAGGCTGCTCTAACACGAATTTCTCTGTCTGCAATATAAGGTGCAGGGTCAGTCCAGTTAAGAGGAAACGATGCCACAATATCGTTATAAAGTTCAGTGTTAGAAGTAATATCTTTTATTTGTACGCGCATACCGTTCGTACCATTAGTTACATTTACTTCTTGTGTTTGTGCTGTTTCTTGCGGATATAATCTTGCACGGCTAGTTGAAGTGGAAAGCATTGGTATCCAGATACCAGATATGGCTTGTGTTGGTGTAGCGAAAACGTATGCTTTAATTTTGAGTTTGATACCAGTCGAAGGGAACGTAGCCTCGTCGGGAGTTGCTCGAAATATTAGAGTAGCTGACGTGAGGTTTGCTGTAAGGTTCGTATCGAGTGTGATCTGTGACGCACTATCGACCGTTAAAACTTTTGTTCCATCTGGTACACCTAAAACGCCTAAAGCTGAAACATCATCACCGACAGCTATATCTGTAGTAGTAGATAAGCCTGTCACGACAGCAGAGCCGCTAGTTCCTGTTGCTCCTGTCGCTTGATAGTAGAGGTTCTTCCATGCGCTAAATCCTGCTCCTCGGTCGATCTGATAATACAAGTTATAGTATGTGATCTGTATGCCTGATGCTGCTGTGATTACAGGATATGCGTTCGCGAAACTATCGGCAGAAAGATCAAAATATTGCATTTCCCATATACCAGAATCTCCAATAGTAAGGGCGGATAAGTAGCCAAGACCGTTAAACTGTGCAGAACCACCAATAGTAACTAGTGAAGCTGTATCGGTAGTCGGTGCACCCATCATTATGTTAAAGCGGTGGTTAGTAACTCGGTAAGCTAAGGCTGTTCCAGACGAAGTACCTGAAGCAGCACCAGTTACCGTAAATTGGTCATCATTTAATGTAGTCACTGAACGCATGCCGAAGACGTTGCCGTTTTCGGCATCATAGATATACACGAAGTCGGCAGTCGTTAGTTTGTGGTCAGATGCATCAATCGTGTAAACACCTGATGCTCTGTTCCATGTTAAACCGCTTCTATCTGTTGCAGTCAGAGGAGTTGTTGAAGTAGTTTCAAAGTGAGTACCCTTAGCACCTATAGTGTTAAAAGCAGTAGAAGAACCGCCCATTGACTTAGCCTTAGTATTCGTACCGTTAAGTGTACCTCTGTTTGAATATCGTACATCACCAATAACATTCTCAAGCAGTAAGTTCTTGGTAGTTGGATCAATTGCATATTGTTGACCAGTAACGCCAAGTGTAGTCACATTCTGGACTTTCATATCAGTAACGTTTGAACCAGATGTACGGAAGCCTTGCGAAGTACCAGAGCCATAAAACGACACCAAGCCACCAGTAGTAATACCTGTGGCCGTACCGACAACGGTAAACGTATTTAGGCCAGTTACAGTGACTGATTTTGCCGTGACGGATAGTCCCGTCATATTCCCGCGATATGGAATCATAGAATCACCAGTCACAAAATTGTGAGGAGAAGCTGTTGTGAAAGTGAATGTCGTACCAGAACGAGTTACGGAACACTCTTCTTCGGCGTATACGGTGAAGTCAACTATTGTGTTTCTAAGTGTTGGTCGTACTGAAGATGTACCGCAAGTGAATAGCCCAACCTTTGAGTGTTGGAATGGTAGTGGGTGATAGTCTCTTTCGCATAACCCGTCTGTTATACCTGAGAAGGTTGTACCGTGAATGTTCTCCCCTGTTGTACCTGGGCGAGTATCTCCTGCTGTGTAGTAACGCCAGACTCTATACTGTTCAATATTTACTCCTGTAGCATAAGATGTTTGACCACTTAGGATGCTATCGTGAACGGATATATTGCTTGCTGTTACTGAACCGAATGAGCTGTTTGAGGTGGCTATCCTTGACCCTGAGTGGGATATTCTACTAAACTTAACCTCTACGTTATCAGAGGTGTTAGAGCGTAGTGCATTAACAGAACTAGCGTTATAGTTACCAGTAGAACAGTGGAAGTTATCAAACAAAGCACCTTCTGTTGATGTAATAACGTCAATACCCTGTCCGCCAACACTTACAGGAGAACCCATACCAGAGTTACGGAAGTTCATCTGTGACCCGAACTGTTGTGCGGTGACAGGCTTGGTGATGCCTGAATAATCGACGTTGAACTTATCACCAACAGAAATAGGTATACGCCATGAACAACTAACCCATTCCATCTCGATTGAGCCACCACCACCTGTACCGAACTTGTAACGGTTCCCAAGTGTGGCGGACAGTGTGTTTATCGTAGGGCTTGCGGTTGCAGCGTTTTGCAAGAATACGTTACCAATAGTGATTTCGTAGCCAGCAGGAGGCAAAGCACCGCCTGTTGAGTTTATACCGTCAGAACCGAATCTAAGCGTTCCTGTAGCGGTATCAATCCAGCAGTAGTGTCCACGCCAATCATCAGTGGCTACGTTAGCATCAGTAGCGCTATCAGAGGTGTTAGCCCAGAACTCGTATGTTCCTGTAATTGTTCCGCCAGATGTATATGTGCCTGGGTCTGTGGCTGAGAAGTACTTTATAGTGTTAGCATCTATAACTTCAATCATTGTTCTAGTGGTGTTAAACGCAGTAGGAGTTATACCTGCTATCTCGACTACAGCACCATTAGTAAAGTTATGCCCTGTGGCTGTAGCAGTAATCCATCCACCAGTTGCATTTGTTCCATCGAACTCATCGGCATAGGCAGCGTTAGTAATAGTGGCAGGAGTCGGGTTGCGTAAGAACACGCCAGGATGCCAAGCTAACCTTCCGTTGGTTGGTATTTGATAAGTGTCAGTTCGGGCAGGAGTTCCAGGAGTTGTACCAATCTGGAAAGGTTTCCCTTTAACAGCAATATTAGACTGGTTATTTAACCCGTTTATAGTCCATGTTGAACCTTCAACACCTACAACTTCTATCCAACCCCAACGGTCAGTACCAGAACCCAAAATATGGTCGATACATACTATTGCGCTAATACCAGTCAAAGTATTATTATCAGGAAAAGTAACAGAGTTCCATTCGCTCAAAAGAAAATATCCGCTTGTTGGCATGGCATCGCCAGGAGTTAAAGGTGCAGCGTTAAGAGCAGCCGTATATACACCCTGCAATAAACCAGAGCCTCCACCAGAACCAGTAATCACAGTATCGTAAGCAGGAACAGTACCACTACCTGTATCAAAAGGAACAAGTCGTGTTTGATCTCCACGAATTTTAATGTCACCACCCAAAGTAGAAGAACCAGTAACAGAACTTATAATTGTAGAAGTAGTAGCTCCAGTACCAAAACAAGTATGAGTATCAATAGTAAAAGCAAAACCTAAATTGTTTACTACATCCGAACCAGTACGTCCTACAAGTTGACGTAAACGGGTATCTGCTACAAGGTTAAATGTTGCCACGTGTCAAATCTTCCTCTGCTACTACTATACGTTCACCGTCAACAGTTAAAACTAAAGCACCTTCTTCAATAATGTCTGCCTCAGGGTTAGTCACGTCATCTTTTGCTAAATATCCGTTAGCTTCAATCTCGTTAATTAAATCTATATCTGTACTACGATCTAAAGTGACCTGAGCGTTTTCTAAAGTATATGTAACATGTCGTGTAGCCATTAGCTATAACTCAAGCTTTCTCTATCGTCCCAAACATTATCAAAATTATCGTTACCATCAGCCCATAGTTTAGTTAAACCAGGGGTTGCAAGCCGTTTAATTTGCCATACTGCGACAGATGTTGCAGAACCTATAGCAGCATTACCAATATATGTTAAAGAACCAACAGTAACAATCCTGGTCGTATAATTAACACTTCCAGAAATACCCTGAATTGCTGTAATAATCTCGTCTTGTTTACTAACAGTAGCACCATCAGGAGTACCACCACCGCCCCCAGCTAAAGCTTTATAATGTTCTATACCATCAGTCAAACGGACGTTAATATACTTGTCAGGGTTAGCGTTCTCGTAAGCAATAACAACTTCTCTTTTAGAAGATGCAGGTAGCTTAGAAAGAATTTTATCTATCTCTTTTTTTAATTCCTCTTTAGTAAGCCCAGTAACATTTATTTGTGGCGATAACTCTAAACGGCTCAAAGCTACTTCGAAGTTAGATAGTGATGTTCCTATCTGTTTAAAAATCTTGTTTTGATCTGCTCTATTATCGTTATTTTTGGTTGCAACGAGAAGTTTACTGAAATTGTCTTTAAGAGTATTATCAAAAGTAGTGTTAGAAGATACTATTGCTTCTGCTACAGATTTAGATAGGCTAACAATGCTTTCTTGTAACTCTTTTTTATCGTCACGATCTAATTGTCCTATATTGTTTAAGATTTCTTCTGCTATTTTTTTTGAGAAACGTATAACATCAGCATCTTGTTTAGCTTGTATCTTCTTTTTTTCTTTTAATGCTATCTGTTCGATCTTATTAGCCATAAGTTAATCCTCTGCTAATAGTTTATCAACCTCGTCAGCAACAGCTTTTTTTACTGCTTTTTGTGTTAGCTCAACTATTTGATCTTCCATATCTTTAGATAATGAAGGTTCTAGAAGTCTTGAAGTATCGGGGAAGCCAGTAATGTCAGGAGGGTCTATTTCGTCTTGGAGAATAGCAACCCATATACAACGGCAGTTATGATGTATTGGTGGGTCGTAGGTAGTGTTTTTGTATTCTGTTTCTGACAGGACTTTCCCGTCGAGTTCTTCACATGTAGGACAGGTACGATTATCTAACAGGGCTGAGTATTGGTAAGCATATATTTTTTCTTTAGCCACATCAAAAACATCTTTACGACCTTTATTGATAGCGATAGCTGCTATAGCTGTAGCTGTCAGCCCGATAGTATTCTGGTAATAATCAGTAAACATTGCTGTTACTGCAACAATAATATCACCTGTGGATAACCTTGTGGATAGTTGGTCTTTACGTTGAGCCTTGCTAACTTCTGTTTGTATCTTAAAAATCAGATCAGACAACTGTTTTTCAACAATAGTAACAGCGTTATTTTGGAAGAAATCTTTAGATTCTTTAGGCGTAGAAGGAATAGGGATAAACAATTCGTCGCTCGCACCATTCTTACCATACGTATAAGCATCCAACCCTGCTTCTTTTAAGGCTTTAACATACTGGTTTTTTAGATTTTCATCGAACAGATTTTTTTCTGTCAGCTTCTCGTATTGTCCAGCAGCAACATATTTATCTATTTTAGGTAAAGCGTTGGCAACTAGAGCATCGTATATCGCTCTAATGTTACGTTCTGTGTCGGCTTCGAGACTGTTAAGTTTGTTTTCTATGCTCGCAAAGTTGACTTTTGTTTCTGCTTTTGTTAAAGATCTTCTCCAAGCATCTGTGCTTAAAGATAATGCTGGTATAGGTTCAACAACTTCTGCAATAGGGTCAACTGTCGGGTCTTGTATTGGCTCAGCTATTGCTTGTTCTAGCATATCAATATCTATATCGAGTTTGTCAGCCATCTTCTGTATAACACCATCTACTATTTCTTGTGGCAGACGATCTTTCTCGGTAAGTTTGATAAATGTTTCTTTCAATAATTCTGTTGTTGAGTCTGTAATATCTTCGAACTTGAAAGTGCCGTATTCGGGTGTCGCATAATTATATTTATACAAATCGGGTATTAGATAAGAAGTTATATGTTGTTCTAATGACTTACTTATTGACATTAAAGCTTGTACGAAGAAGTCTGATTGATCTTGAGACAAAGCATAAGCACCAGTATTAGAGCCAGTACCAAGAAGAATAAACATCGCGAGTACTGATCTTGCCATTTCTGCGTTCTGAAATTCGATTAAAGGCAGAAGATCATAAGTTGAACCTGTGTCGAGCGCACTAACTTTATATCCGTTAGGTACACCAACAGTAGCTTTAAAACCTATCTCATCGACAGCAGCAACAGTCTCATCTAGTTCGTCTTGTGAGGCTCGTTCTTTACCCTCAACAATTTTTACTTTCAAAGCATCAGCTTGTGCTTGTTGCTCAGCAAAATATAGTAAACGTCTTTTCTTATCATAGCTAGAATATGCTGCAAGGAAAGCAGACCTGCCTTTAAGATTATGAAACTCTTTACCATACGTATAAAGAAAGCTGCGATCTAAAGGTATTGTTACATCAGCATAAGTGTTACCAATATATGCTCTTTGCCTAAAGCCGTTAAATCCTCCCCTATCATCAGTACGCATACTTATTGTTGTAGGGTCTCTCCAAGCTACTTTACGAAATACTACTTTGCCATCAGAAATAGCGAACACTTTTTCGAATCCTGCATAACCCTCAATGACTGCCCTTAAAGCCTGAGCTATAACAAGATCGAATGGTGTAGACATACCTCCCTTGTGTGGTGGCATCCTTAACTGATCTTCAACCCAAGCAGATTGTTCTATAGCAGCAGGCGAATCGTCATCAGCTTCAATAGTCCAATTTCTACCCAATAACGACATGACAATAGTGTTATATAGGGCTTGGATAGTACCATCAGAGTCGAGCATCTTTTTAAGATCGGCAGCTTTAACTTTATCGGTATCTATAAATTCTTCGTTAAAAATACTAGGCAAACTACCGCTCGCAGAAGTACCAATTTCGATAGTGTTAGGAGCTGCAGGTGTCTTAGCTAGGCTAGTAATGAATTGGCCGATCTTGCTCATTTATTCTCTCAAACGTTCGTTAATATAATCTGACACGTTACGTCCTGCAGAAGCTTGAACTGTCGTCTCATTTCCTAGTATATCAGCTAATGAGTATATGAATGAGTCAGCACGGTCGCACGATTTGTTGCCATATCTTTTTTTCCAAACGTCTTTAGATTCTATCGTCAAGCCTTTACCAGTGAAAGAATATTTACGTGTTGAGAGTTGCATTATAAGTTTGTCGTCGTTAGGGATCGCGAGTTCTCCAGCTATAAACATTGTTCTTGCTCTCCACCATAACTGAGAAGCTAAATTTGCGAATGTGAGTCCTGTATCGTCGGGTAGTGCTTTAGCGTTGTTATGTATTTCTATCGCCATATCATATTTAGCTTCACGCAAAATATCGTAGACTCCACCGCCCAAGCCGTCTACATCGACATATATACCATCGGGTCTAGGGTTAGAGTATTGTTTTATTAGTCCTACTGTTGCTGGTATAGAAGTATAAGGGCTTGTTAATTGTTCAGGCACATAACCTCCATAACGAGGAGTCAAGACTGTTTCGTCGTTACCGAATCGTGCAGGGTCAACACCAAGATAAAACATTCCGCCTTTAGCTTTAATTTTTGCGCGATGTTCTTCTGTGCATGCTTGCTCTAAAGCGTTCAAAGGTATTACAGTATTCGCAGATTGGCTAGGAAAATTACCTAACACGCGCGCTTGAAACATTGGCGAATCTATGCCCCATGAATCTATCTTCTCATACGCCCAGCGCGGAGCAACAAGATAAGGGTTTACTATTTCGATATTGTCTAGGTTTGCTTCTCGTAAATCTTCGATCGTATTGATACCATTGTTAACAAAGTTGGGTGAATCGAAAGCAGAAATATGTATTTTGTTGGCATGCTCCCAAGAGTGATGCGATTGTCTGAATGAGCCAGTGGCAGAAGTTGGGTTACCGATCATCAACATTCGTGCTTTTTCTGATGTCATCATACCTTCGATCGCTTCGAACGCGTCCTCGTTGACACCTGCAGCTTCATCAACAATAATTAGAATGTTTCCGCTTGCTGCATGGAATCCTTGAAGCTTATCGGGGTCGCCTGAAGATGCTCCGATGGCATACCAGTCAGTCGATAATTCAAGGCGGGTCTTTAAAGGATCGCCGCCAAGTTCCTGAATAGCATTCTCATGAGCAGCACGTAATTCTCGCCATAATAGGTTTTCTACTTGACGCATCGTCGGGGCAGTAGTAACAACAATCGATTGAGGGTGAGAATATAAATACCATAAAGCGATACGAGAAGCAACATAAGTTTTACCAACATCATGGCAAGCCCGCACCGTCGTATAACGATTATCCCGAA